CTCATGAGTAGCATCTCGAAGTCTCGACTCAACATACTTTTCTTAGATGAAGTCATTGCAGTATTGGATGACACAGGGCGTGAGAAGCTAGTAGAAGTTCTTCTCAACGAAGATTTAAACACTTACATAGTTTCTCACGGTTGGACTCACCCGCTTCTTGAGAAAAAAGAAGTAGTCAAAGAGGAGAACATAAGTAGATTAGAATGAAATATTTAATTATTTTATTATTACTTGCAGGCTGTGTGAACAGACCTGCTACAACGGCAACAAAACAAGTAAGTCTTATAAAAGTCTGTGATACTTTTGGATCTGTAAGGCATTGTGAGATGATGACGCAAGAAGAGGCACAGATGATTATAAATAGAAGAATAATACAAATGAGAAATAGATCAGGAAGGTGGTAATGGCGTATAATGTTATAAAAGAGCACATGGTAAAGTATTTTGAGGGTCAGATTGCAAAACACACAATCAATGCACAGGTTTTTATGAAAAATCCAGTAGGTGTGGCAGAACACCCTGATACAATGGCAACAATAGAAGAAGAACTCGGAAAAATAGCAGAGTTTCAAGACAAGCTAAATGCCCTAAATGAGATAGGCTACGACTATCCAGAACCAGAAGAAGAAAGCTACACAGAGAGATGGCAGAAGTCTGAATGGTAGATAGTAGAGCAAAAGGAGCTCGTGGCGAGTATTTAGTACGAGACTTACTGAGGCAGCATACAGGTCTTCAGTTTGAACGTGTACCGATGTCAGGAGCTTTGGAGTATTTGAAGGGGGACTTGTATGTTCCAAACGAAAAGAACTTTTTCTGTATCGAAGTGAAGAACTACGCAGAAAGTCCTCTTTCGGATAAAATACTCTCACAGATAAAAACAAACAACTTGTTGCGATGGTGGAGAAAACTGGTTACACAGGCAATAGCAGGGAAACAACGTCCCTTACTGTTTTTTAAATACAACAGATCAAAGATATATGTCGGTACAGAAGTAGAACCACAGTATACAAGCTACATTTATATTAGCGAGATAAACTGCTACGTTTCTATAGCGGAACCGTGGCTACAACTAGAAAAGGTAGAATTTATAAATGGCATTTAGCTTTAATTCACAAAGAAAAAGCGGAACAATGATAGTTGATGCACTTAACTTAGCGTTCCGATGGAAACACCAAGGAAGAACAGACTTCCGATACGAGTACGAAAAGACAGTAAAAAGTCTAGCAGACTCATACAAATGTAAAGATATAATTATTACAGCAGATGGCGGGTCTTCCAGCTATCGCAGAGACATACTACCAGACTACAAGCAGAATAGAAAGGATAAGTATGCAACCCAGACGGAAGAAGAAAAAATTGCGTTTGAAGAATTTTTCGAAGAGTACCAAGCAACACTAGAGCTGCTAGAGACAACTATGCCTCTTCTTCGCTTTGACGGAGTAGAAGCAGATGATGTTGCAGCACACCTAGTAAAGTACAAAGATAAGTACAATCTTGGTAATGTTTGGCTAATATCAAGCGACAGAGACTGGGACTTACTCATACAAGAAAGTGTGAGCAGGTTTTCCTATGTCAATAGAAAAGAAGTAAAATTAGAAAACTGGCACGACCACTATGAAGTGACACCTGAACAATACATCTCGCTAAAATGCCTAACAGGAGACAAAGGAGATAATGTTCCAGGAATCACAGGTATTGGGCCAAAGAGAGCAGCTAGTCTTATAACAGAGTACGGTGATGCTTTGACTATCTACGATTCTTTACCATTACCCAGTAAGTATAAGCATATTCAAGAACTCAATGCAAGCGGAGAAAGAATACTCCAAAACTATGAGTTAATGGATCTTATGTCCTACTGTGATGATGCTATAGGAGCAAGCAATATAGCGGGAATAGAGGAGAAAATTGCGTGTTAATTGATTACAAAAGAGATAACTATCTGTCAGAGTTCAGTCACAAAACTCTACAGGATAGGTATTTAGTAGACGGAGAAACCTCTCCACAGGATGCGTTTGCACGGGCAGCAAGAGCGTTTTCAGATAATGATGCCCATGCACAAAGGTTGTATGACTATGCTAGTAAACTTTGGTTTATGTTTTCTACTCCTATACTTTCTAATGGTGGGACAGCCCGTGGGTTGCCTATTAGCTGCTTTCTTAATTATATTGAGGACAGCCGAAGCGGGCTCACGGGACACTATACTGAAAACGCTTTTCTATCTAGTGTGGGCGGTGGCGTTGGTGGGTCTTGGTCAGATGTTCGTTCTGTAGGATCTAAAACGTCTAACGGCTCTGAAAGTACAGGAGTCATTCCATTCATGAAAGTTGTGGACGCTGAGATGTTGGCGTTTTCACAAGGAGTAACAAGGAGAGGCAGCTATGCCGCATATTTGGACATATCTCACCCAGAAGTTGAAGAGTTCTTGGATGTTCGTAAACCCACAGGCGGTGATATTAACAGAAAGTCTGTTAATCTGCATCATGGTGTGGTCATTAGTAATAAGTTCATGGAGCTAATTGAAGGAGCCACTAGAGAAGAAGGTTTTGATGACTCTTGGGACTTAATAGACCCACATACAAACGAAGTAACAAAAACAGTTTCTGCAAAAACTCTGTGGGTAAAACTTATACAAAATCGTGTTGAAACTGGAGAGCCGTACATAATGTTCGGAGATACAGTAAATGAAGCACTACCAGAGTTTCAAAAAGAGATGGGACTAAAAGTACACCACTCCAACTTATGCTCTGAGATTACACTCCCTACAAATGAAGCGAGAACAGCGGTGTGCTGTCTATCGAGTGTAAACTTAGAAGAATTTGATGAGTGGAGAAACAACAAAGATTTTATACCTGATTTAATTCGTATGCTAGACAATGTAATTACTTACTTTGTTAGTCATGCACCTGCACAACTTGAAAAAGCAAAAGCCAGTGCAGAACAGGAGAGAAGTCTTGGGTTGGGTGCAATGGGCTTTCACGCCTATTTACAAAGAAAAAACGTTCCCTTTGAAAGCCCGATGGCTATCGGAGCGAACAAAATGATGTTTGAACATATCAAAAAGGAGGCAAAAAATGCGAGTAAGCAGCTTTCTGTGGAGCGGGGTCCTTGTCATGATGGATATCATGCTGGTGTGCGTAATGCTCATCTTCTGGCTGTGGCTCCTAACGCTAGCAGTAGCATTATTTGCGGCAACACTTCTCCCAGTATTGAGCCTTATAGGGCTAACGCGTTTACGCAAAAAACTAAGTCTGGATCTTCCCTACTGAAGAACGAGTATTTGGAGCATGCGCTACAAGAGTTAGACCAAGACACTGATGAAGTTTGGAAAAGTATAATAACAAATAGCGGATCAGTACAGCACTTAGATTTTTTAGATGACTGGACAAAGGATGTTTTTAAGACCGCTGTAGAAATAGATCAGCGGTATATTATAGAGATGGCGGCAGATAGACAGAAGGAGATTTGTCAGAGTCAGTCTCTAAATGTATTCTTTCCAGCAAATGTTTCAAAGCAAGAGCTACACGCTATACACATGATGGCGTGGAAGAAGAAAGTAAAAACTCTATACTACTTGAGGAGTGAAGCAATAAAGAGGGCGGAGACAGTATCTGATGAAGCTCTCCGACAGTACATCTTTGAGAGTATGGACGAGGAAGGCTGTTTAGCCTGTGAGGGATGAGATGAGCTTATTACAAGAAAGAGAATACTACAAACCGTTTAATTACCCTTGGGCTTTTGAACACTACAAAACCCAACAGCATATGCATTGGCTTCCAGATGAGGTCAATCTTGCAGATGATTTACGAGATTACAGAGATAAACTAACATCTGGGAATAAGAAACTTATAAGTCAAATCTTTAGGTTTTTTACTCAAGCAGATGTAGACGTTTGTTGTGGGTATGCAAAGCATTACTTACCTACATTCAAACAACCTGAGGTACGTATGATGTTGTCGGCTTTTGCCGCTATGGAGGCAGTACATCAGGAGGCTTATTCATTGCTTTTGGAAACGCTAGGTTTCGGTGACGAAGAATATAAAAAATTCTTTGAACACAAGGAAATGTTAGCAAAACATGAGCACTTGAATAATTTTGGTATGGGAAGTCCGATGGATATCGCAAAGACAATGGCTATCTACTCGGCATTCACCGAGGGGGTACAGCTATTTAGTAGTTTTGCTATCCTGTTGAACTTTCCACGCCACAACCTTATGAAAGGTATGGGTCAGATCGTCACGTGGTCTGTGCGAGATGAGACATTGCACGTTGAAGGAATGTGTCAACTCTTCCGTACGTTCATAAAAGAAAATCCAGACTTATGGACTGATGATCTAAAGTATGAAATTTACTGTGCAGCAGAGCGTACAGTAGAGCTAGAAGATGCTTTTATTGATCTGTGTTTTGAAAATGCGGAAGTACCCGATCTAACACCCGAAGAAATAAAAGAGTATATTCGTTATATTGCAGATCGTAGACTTTTAGGTCTTGGAATGAAAAAAATATTTGGGAGTGAAAGCAACCCATTACCATGGTTAGACTACATGCTAAATGGTGTTGAACACACTAATTTCTTTGAAAACCGTGCTACCGAGTACTCACGCGCTAGCACAACAGGTAACTGGCAGGACATCTTTAAATGAGATTTGAATTTGAAGTAGAACAGGTAAATATTATTCTGCAAGGCTTGGGGGAACTTCCCGCAAAGCTAAGTATGGGTCTTATTACCAACATACAAAAACAGGCTGAGAAACAGATGCAGCCAGAGGCTCAAACGGAGGATCAAGAAGTATGAGTCGAGTTATAAAACTCTTCGCAGCAATAATAACAATTAGCTTCGCAACATCAGGTTTTGCTGATGAAATAGAAGAAATAGTAGTACAGGGGGACCTAGGCAGCTTGCCTAGTAAGGATGTTAAATCTATTTTTGGCTTTGATAAGTCAATACTAGAAACTCCTCGCTCTGCCTCTTCCGTATCAGAAGAGATGATGGATAGATTCAATATGTACGATATTGATGAGTTAGTAGCTTTAGCTCCAGGCAGTTTTACTCAGTCTTTTTTCGGAGTAGCTGGCGGCCTAGATGTTAGAGGAACTCCTGGTGAGACATACTTTCGGGGCGTAAGGCGTCTCGATAACCCAGGAAACTACCCAACTCCTATAGGTGCATCTGATAGAGTGGACGTAGTAAGAGGCCCAGCGTCTCCAATCTACGGCCCCTCTAAAATTGGTGGATATCTAAACTTTAACCCTAAATCTGCCCGAATCGAAGAGACGGGTCAGTTCATAGAAGAAACAGAAGGTGCTATATCTTATACTGGTGGTAGTTGGGGTAAGAGTATTGTAACCGCAGAAGTAGGTGGTAGTCTCGGAGGAGGTGAACTTGGCTACTACGTATACGGAGAGTTTGAAGACTCCGATAGTTACTACGACAACTCAGGAGTAGAACAAACTCTTCTTCAAGCATCTTTTGATGCAGATATTACCGATAATGTTCGTATACAGTTCGGGGGAATGTTTCACGACTATAGCGGTAATCAGGTTGCGGGATGGAATAGAATTACCCAAGACTTAATTGATAATGGAACATACATTACAGGCTCTCCTTCGTCGCTAGACGCAAATGGAGACGGCAAAGTATCTCATCAGGAGTACGATACTGATGGAGATGGCTTTACAAACTTAAATCCTTTCAGGTTTGACTTCTTGAGCGGGGCGGATGGCGGAGCACTTATGCCAGGGTCACTAGAAACACTAGCTGATTTAGAGGTTTTCGTAGGAGACCTTTCTGCACTTGCTCTTCTTAACCCAGGGCTTACACAGCTAAACGGGAATCAAGTTCTAGTTGACCCAGACGACCTTCTTGACAACCAAGTCACCACAATATATTTCGATATAATTATGGATTTGGGAAATGGTTGGGAACTAAAAAATCAGACGTTTTATGAAGAGTATGAAAACTTAAATGAAAATGCTTATGGCTTTTCTCAGTTTCATGATACTTGGGTAGTAGAAGATAAACTCATACTATCAAAGACATTTGATTTTTCCAGTATGTCTGCTTCTTTACAGATTTCTCCCTCCTTTCGACACACAGACTTTGCACACGGAGATGACTATACCAACGAGTATTTTGGTCGTCGTGACTTAAGTCAGCCTCTCAATACGCCCCTCTCAAAGCGTGTACTCGCTACACAAATTGACGATGATTACACAGAGTACCATGTTGGTAAGTATACTAACTTGGGATTTGCAGTAATGACGGATCTTGTGTGGGACAATGGCTTAGGTATTCTTGCGGGAGTACGCTATGACACCATTGACATGGAGAGCAGTCAGCCAGAAGATAAGCTGCTTTTCGCAAGCTCTAACAACTTCTGTCCTGTACCTGGGTGTGCGGATCTAGAAGCAGAGGATAGTGTAAATGGTATCTCATGGACTTTTAGCGTGACATACGACTCTCCGATAGGACTTGTTCCGTATCTCACAGCATCTACGCAGTCAACTATGATTGTGGGGCAGGGAGCAGAAGTTACGGTCAAGAATATTCTTCGGGATCGTGCTTTTGACGAGTCAGAGCTTCTTGAGGCAGGAATAAAAGGCAGCTTTTTAGATGATAGTTTATACTTCGCTATTTCAGTCTATGAACAGGAGCGTGTAGACTTCTCCGCACAATCAATAGTAACAAATCAATCTACAAAAACTAAAGGCTCAGAGCTTGAGGTGCGGTGGGTTGTTACTGAGAAACTACTCATGACGCTTGGGTACTCCAACATTGAAGTGATAAATCTAAACACTTTAGACGACGGGTATCGCTTTAGTTTCATAGGGTGCGAGGATCTGCCTAACATTCCTTGTAGTGCGTTACTTGGTGGACAAATCGGAGGCAACGTTTCAGCAGTACCTAGCGGTAGTAGACGATCGGGTATGCCAGAGAATATTATATCCCTTACAGGAACATATGACTTTGGAAATGGGCTAACGATAAATGGAAGTGTAATTGATGTAGAAGAAACCTTCTCAGGGTTTTCAAACAGTATTGAACTGCCTGCATATACTCTTGTAAATTTTGGTATCGCCTACACAAGAAACAACTGGACACTTAGTGTCAACGGAAAGAATTTGACTGACGAAAGATATTTTCGTGCAAACTTTCCTAACCTCTTTGGGAGCACAATCGTGCTACCAGAACTTCCTCGAAACTATACGGCTAGACTACAGTATAACTTCTAACAAAAAGGGGCGAAAGCCCCTTTTTTATAACGTTGGTTTAGTGTCAGGAAAGTCTGACGTACTTGGCCAGTCTCGTAACTTAGTACGATATGCCAGATACTTATCACGGTTAGGCCAGTCAGGTATTGATGCCATTGGGTCAGTATTTTTGAGTTCCATGTCCCTCCAGAATCTTGCTTTATCGTCTTCTGTTTCGGAACTTTTTAAATAGGTATAGTTAATAGTTAAGCTACCCTGTCTTTCCTCTATTTCATCCCCGTCCACAGGATCTTTCCCTGGGTTGGTTAAGTTTACTATAGTTTTACTCATTTTTAATTTCCTATGATTTTATAGGCAATCTGAAAGCTCGTAGATGACCCGCCTACTCTTGAGACTGCGAAAGAGGTGTTAAAATTAATTGGCTCTACAGATATTGAGACAGCATTGCCAGCATACGATGAATCATAAGCGTTAGCATAAGTTCCTACAAGTGAAAGGGGTCTATACAATCCTGTATAAATTAATCGAGGGCTACCAATAACAATCCCGTCAACTACTAAGTCTACAGATATCTGAGTATTCGAGGTACTGGAATGAGAAATAACAAAATAATAGCACGTTCCACTTCCGGTAACTTTAAGAATGTCTGCTGTTCCTGATGCAGACACCTGTGTAGTTCCAGCAACATAGGCCATCCATTGATCCCACCTTTGTAAATTGGCACTTGTACTAAATCCTGCACTAGAAATACTCTTTGCAGGATTTTTATGTATAGCCGAGGAATCTACTACTTTTAAAGAATCACCAACAAGCATAGTTGTTGCATTTGTAGCCGATCCTAAAAATACAGCACCGCTTTTATCATCATCACTCAGGTCACCTTCAAGGGACACAGTACCAGTAGGAGTTACAAAATACCTGCCCCCTGCTGTAAGACCTGATTGTGCTGTATTAAGAGCACCTTTTGTAGTAATTGTACCGCTTGCTGCATCATTTATAGCAGCAGTTGCAAGCCCAACATAATCTGAAGTAAAAGTATTACTCAAACCTAGTTGAACACAGTTCACAGACGAAGTGTTTGCGGCACCTGTGTCTTGACCAAATTGAAAAGCAAACCCCTTATCATTTATAAACTGATTATAGCCAGCCTGATACGTCTTATTAATATAAGTTCCCGCGTACCCAGCAGATCCAGCATATTGCGATCCTGCACCGCTCATGTTCTTAACTGTAGGTGCAATTACACCGTCAGCAACAGCAAACTGTTGTACTTGAGGCGTATATCCTGTGCCACTTGTTCCAGAAACCCATATTCCTGCCCATTGATCGGCAGCAGCAACATAGTTCATAACTATAGAGTAGCTTGTTCCAGAAGGAGCATTGAGTTCTCCTCCGTATGTAAAGGCACTTCCTGTATTTTTTGCAGAATAGGTTTTTTTAGCATCAGTTTCTGTCCAACATATGTTACCAGAAGTATCTGCGGCACAGCCTTCAACTTTACCTGCTGCAGAAGAAGCAGTACGAGTACTACCACTTACGTGAGAATAGCTAGGAACTCCAGTATCCTGATTCAAGGTAAATGCAAATAAACGATAGTTATTGATTCCTGTACCTCCAGAACTATGCACCGCAACAATTTGATTATTTGCAGCGTCGTAGCAAGCAGTCACACTACCATACATGTAACCAGGAGTCTGTGATCCTGAATTAGCTGCTGTTCCCAGGTCACAAGTGTCGTTTGAATCATTTGTCCACGTAATAGGGCCAGTTACAGTAATGCCTTGTCCATACCCAGTATTAGTTCCGCACGTAACAAAATAATTTCTATTATTCTCAGTATCTTTAACTAGTGATGAAACACCTCCGTAATTATTAAATGCGGCAAAATATCCAGTATTAGCAAAGTCATGTGCATAGTTACCGGTCGCACTATATCCATTAGTTGTTTTAACTTTACAAAATATTACTTTATAGCTGCCGGTTGAATTTTGTCTGTATGCTACAATCCAATATCCATTATTATCCCATACTGCTCCAATTGGATACTGACAGTAGTTAGAATCTGTAGCAGCACCACCAATGCTGGTAACACCATACTGATTTTGTCCTGCACCTGTTCCTGAAGTCGAATTAACAGTGAACAACTTGTATCTTGATGCGTAGTTGTAGCTGGTTCCAGAGTGACAACCAATCATTATTCCCCTACCTGCTGGGCGATCTACTATAGTTCTTGAACTATAGAAAGAATATGGGTGACTGTTGTTATAAGTAATACAAACATCTGAATCAACTAAAGTATGAGTTGAGCCTGTTCCTGTAGCTTCCGCTATTTTTCCGTCCCCTTTGAGAAAAGCAGGCTTGCCAGAGCCAATAGCTCCAGATGCTGTTGCATCTATTGAGGATATTCCCCCGCCTCCTCCTCCTGAACCGCCAAATTTAAATGTCATTTAAAGCTCCTTCCACCCTGGCGTACTTCCTACATAAACAACTTGCATTCCTTTTGTAGATTCAAGTGTACCATCCTGTGCTGATCCTTCTATATTTGAGCCGTTTCGTGCGATTGTTACTGTCCCCGCGCCCACATTCTTTACTACAACTGTAGCTCCTGCGCTTGGGCTTGCGGGAAGTGTAATTGTAAAGTCACTTCCACTATTTGCTATTAGCTGATCCTTATCAACAGCCGTATAGGTTCCTGTCTTTATTGCCCAGTCTGTATATGCTCGTCCATCTGCTGCTGCAACTGAAGCAAAGGAGAGAGTTCCTGACCCATTTGTTCTTAGAAACTGCCCATTTGACCCATCAGACACATCTAATCTTGCTATATCTACAATATTATCATTAAGCATTGGTTTTGTGATAGAGTCAGTTGCAAGAGTTCTTTTTGCAGCAGGAATCTCATTAGAGCCTGCGCTCATCAGATTTGCAAGTCTACGTGCTTTTGAAAATGCCATTTATCTCTCCTACGAAGGCTTAACTGGCCAGTCGTTATCGCCTGCTCCGCCTATATCAGGCACTTTAAGATTTGGCCAGTTGCTATGCTTTGTAATATCTCGAAGTGCTTGTCTATAAGTTTTCCATGCATCTGTCATTGTAACATCACTATTTGCCATCCAATCTGTTTCTGTTAGCCTTCTGTTACGTTCCTCTCTTGCTTTTTCTGCGGTTGCGTTGTCTTTTGCAGTTTGTGCGGCTGCTTTTTGGCTATCGTCGAGTGCTTCTATTTTATGTAAGTAGACTGCTCCATCTTCTATGTAAGGATCTACACTTGTGCTTTTTTCAGTCAGTCCGTTATAAGGACGAAACACAGTTACGGGTAGAACAGAGTTTTGTGTCATCCAATCCGCTGGAGGGCCTGAAGCAGGAAAAGAAGTGTTTGGAAAGAGAGCCCTATGCTCACCTATAGCTTCTACTTTATTGTCTTTAATTTTTGCTATTTGCATTTTTTATCTCCTAAATATCTGGGAATGCTGTTGTGGGTGCATCAAAGTTTGAAGTATATCTCGCCTTTCCATAAGTAATTCTAAAATCATCAATATAACCCGCATAGAAACCGATGCCTCCGTTATATGTTCCAAACATATGGTCGTCTTGGCTTAAATCATTTGACCAACTTGAGGTAGTTGATCCAGATTGGGTGCCGTCAACAAACAGTCTTAAATTGTTTGAAGAATCTCTGGTTACTGCTATATGATGCCAAGCATTATCCGCTACAGCAGTTGTTCCAATAAGGCTAACCGCGCCAGTATAAATGAATATATTAGTTGTTGTTCCGTACCCTGTACCGTTTCCAGAGTTAATACACAGCTCCATTTTGGTGGTCGCGACATTGCTTGTTCCAGTTGTAAAAAGTCTACGATAAGCCCCTCCTTGAAGGGAAGCCGTATTTGTTTTCATAAAAAATTCAACAGTAAAAGGCATCGTGTGAATAGGTTTGACATCTCTTAAAATTCCGTAATCTCCAGTACCATCAAACTCCATGCTTCCTGTACCAAACTTTTTAGTGGAAGTATCTACTTGAATATTACCATAAGTTTCTAAAACTGCTCCGCCTGCTTCGTCTCTCAGACCAGCAGTTGCAAAATTAAGCAAAGCTCTGGTATAAGATCCCGAGGTTAGAGGAGCTGTAGGAACAGTAAGTGTTGCTGCATTTGAGTACGGATTATAATTAGCCCCTGTTGTAACTCTAAAATCGGTGGCAAAGCCCTTATAAAAATAATCATTATAGTCTCCGCTATTTCCAAATCTTATTCCAGTTGCATTAGACGACCAAGTATGAGCACGTGTTGCCTCGTATACTCTTGTGCCATTTATATACCAATTTGTAACTCCACCGGTGTATTGATACGCCATATGATTCCATGAATAAGGTATTGGCATTTCTGCATCAACTCCTGAATTAGAATCCAAAGTATCTGTATGAATTGTTAAGCCGTTATAGCCTGCACCAAGACCAGCATTAGTCCAACCCCAATAATTATTTGCACCCTCTAAGTCCGCTATAAGTCTCCATTGGCTACTTCCTGTTTTATACGTAGTCTCAGTAGGATAACACCAAAATTCTATACAGTGGTCTGCAGTACCAAAATCAAACAAAGTAGCATGATCCACTTTTACGTATCCAGTAGTATTTCCTGTTCCTGGAAAATATGCAGATGCGCCATGAACTGCAGGATCATACGAAGCAGAATTTTTAAATGGTGAGAAAGGGTGTATTTGAGGATACCCTGAACTTTGTGACGTAACATCTGCGCCAGGACCTTTGTCCCGAAACCTATTACTGCAACAAGTTAATAATTTAGTATTTGTTATGGCAGTTAAAGGTTCAGTAGGCACTGTAAAGCTAGAAGTATATACTGCTGTTCCCTTCACAAATCTAAAATTTGATATGTACCCTTCAAACGGCTCTTCTACGGCTCTATTTAGACCGTTTCCTATAGCCATTGTTTGACTACCTAACGAACTAAGGTTAGTTGTCCTATAGGAGGTATTTGTTGAGTCTAAATTTCCATTTACAAATAGTCTGAAATCCCCTGTGCTATCTCTTGTAACAGCAACATGAAACCATTCATTCATTGGAGTGGCATTTGTAGAAATACAAGTTCTGCTATTGCCTCCTGCGGCATAAGCGCCTAATGAAATTTTATTGCTGAAAGCTGTATCATTGAGGACCAACGCAACGGTATTATTGCTGTTCCAGTATGGCCCAATATTGAAAAGTCTGCTGTACGTATAGGTATCTGCTGTGACAAATACCCAAGCCTCTATTGTAAAAGCTGAAGTGCCTGGAGAGAGATCAGCCGTACTCGCAGGATTGACATAAATTTGGTTGGTGGTAACACCTTTTGGAAAATAAACACTCCATTTTCCGTCGTCTTTACTAAAGGGACTAAAAGTACCATTATACACACCAGCAGTTCTAGTAACTGTTAAGTTATTACTTGAGCTATCCACAAACCCTGAATGATTATTCGCTCCATTTGACCCATCGCCATGAAACAAACTTCCAACTAAGTTAAAGTCATCATCTCCTCCGCCTGATCCAGCGGTACCTGCAGCTCCAGGAAGTAATTTTTTAACAACAGAAACCATTATAACATATCCAATCCAGCAGTAAAGCCGTAGTAGTTAGCTCCCCCATCGTGGGTAAAGAAAACAAATACATCAACATCAGCAGCACCTGAAGATAAAGTAGGTGCTGTATCTCCTGGCCATCGAACTGTAACGCTATTCGTGCCGTCAGGCCACGCAATAGTTCTGTTTCCTGATCCGTCCTGAATAACCTTCATAACAAAAGAAGAAACATGGCCTACTGCAGCATGATTAGACCAGTTAAAAGTAGTAATATTTGATGCAAGAGTAAGTTGAAAAACAGAACCATCTCTTACATCTAAAGCAGCCGTTGTAGAGGATATAGTCGCATTACTCGCAGCTTTTTCTGATACTGCTCCATCGATCTTAACAACATTTTCTGCATCCCCTCCTATTATAGTACCAGTCGTAGCCGGCAAAGTAAGAGTAACATTTCCACTGTACGCACTGTGTGCGGGTGACTGTAACTGAACATAGTGAGCATTACTTGACTCACAGTACAGTTTGATGTTTGATACAGATCCACTATTCTTAATTCCTATTGAACCCGATTCCATATCAATGCCTGTTGTGCCATCAATACGAACAACTCCAGACCCGTTGGGAGTAAGAAGTATGTTTCCATTTGAAGACGTAACAATACCGCTTCCTGTCAAATCAAGATTATCTCCTGAAGGAAGTTCTTTGATATTGTTATTTGATGAATCCACTACCAGTGGAAATCTATCTGCCATTATGTTACTCCTACACTTACTGTGCCTGAACGAGTTGTGACTACTATAGTACCAGGCACGGATAAGTCAACCGTTACTGTGCCCGATCTTGCCACAACACCTAATGTTGCTCTTTCTGCTGGTTGTTCTCCTATAAAAGGCATATTTTATTCCTATAATGTTGGTCGAGTATCAGGAAAGTCTGAGGTACTCGGCCAGTCTCTTAGCTTTGTTCTATAAGTTTTGTAAGCTGCATTTTGAGGATGATCAGTTACAGGAACAACCCAATCAGTATTTATCAACTCTTGATCTCTCCACGCTCTTGCATCTGCTTTCTTTGTCTCATCTGTAAGTTCTGGATCAGGATGCCAATGGTATTGAATCGTTCCACCTCCAACAATTTCTTCCTCTACAAAATCATTGTCTACAGGGTCTTTGCCAGGATTTGTTAGGTTTTTCATGCTAGTAAATACCTCCAAGTAGCCCCATGTTGATAATAGTATGAATCGTTATATAAATGACTTTGTTTCTGCCTTATCATCACAGAGTGTTCTGCATATAAAAGCGGTCCCCAACCTCTAGTATAAACATCCATTGGGTCTTCAATAGCAGCTTGCTGCTCTAGTTCTACATACCCATATTGACCAATGGGATCGTTACTAGATCCAGCCAAAAACCTTAAACCTTTTCCTGAGTAACTCCCGCCACCCGTTGCATTTCCTTCATTATTTATAAAGCCTATCCAACTTCTTCCTTTAAGATTGCTTGTTTGTGTATGAACAACTTCTGTTACTATTCCATCTATTGTAAATTCAGTAGTAATCACAGGATTAGCTGAATGATTAGCATACTTACTCAGCACACCACCAATTATTATTGGCTTAGTAGCATTAGCAATATTTAAAATAGTATACCAAGTGTCTGTATTGCCCCCATAAGTTGAACTGCCGATCTGATTAAATGTACTCCAAAACCCTGAACTAACGTCAGTGTATTGAGTTCCATAATAATTTTGTCGGCAGATTCCAATAAATCCTGCATTATCAGTAGCCCAGATAGGCAAATCTTTCGGATTCCTAGTTAGATTATGAGCAGGTAAAGAATCTGATTTTGTTTTACTTAAGCCAGCCATTAGATATCATGTCCCATCATCAGTGCATTTACTGATGCTGCGCTTGAATACGCTATGATGTAGTCATTTCCTTCTGCGACTACAGGCGAAAAAGTTAAACTTGATTTAGCCGCTAAAGTCTCATCATATAAAATATATCTTGCATCCTGAAAAGTTGCACTTCCTGTTCCAAGTCCAAGCCGCACAGTTACAGAGCTTGTTCCTCTATTTGTAAAGATAACACTATACGTGCCCCCACTAGAGCCTGCTTGTCCTACGTTTGCTGCTGTGGTTGCCGATAAATCTACGCCATCTGCTTTCGCTGCCATTATAATAATCCCATAAAGAAGGTTTCACTTCTGCTTGTACCACCTGAAGGAGGATCTGTGAAAGATAAAGTTCCGCTTCCATTTGTTTTAAGTAACTGTCCATTTGTTCCATCAGAAACATTTAATCTTGCTATGTCAATTTGATTGTCTGCTATTTTTGCAGAGGTAACTGCGTCGTCCGCTAAGTCTGCTTCTACAATAGTAGCATTTACAATCTTTGCCGAAGTAACACTATTATCAGATATTGCTCCTATGTCAGGCGACCTTCCAAGAAATGGCATTAGGTTATCTCCATAATTCCAAGTATTGCATCGAGTGCCGATGCTGTTCCCGACTTCACTCGTAAAACATCTGTAGTTTCGAGTATATACTTCTGCCCCGCCAACACTTCGAGTGTTGTTCTTGGAGGTATACTTACAGTATCCAAAACTTGAAAGTCAGCACTTGAAGCCGATGTATCTTGTATCTGCACAGTAGCATCTACAGCATTTGCTGTTTTGTTACACAATGCAAGTCCAAGAATTACTGTAGTAGTCGCTGAAGGACAAGTATACAAATCAACATAGGCTGAGTGATTTACACTTGCTGCAAAAGCGTTTTTAAATGTATTTGCCATAATTTATCCCAATGCGATTGCCAAAGCTGTGGCATCGTCTACTGATGCGGGAGCTGTTGCGGATGTAGCAGTAAAAGTATAATCTCCTTTATCTACTGTAAGAACATCATCTGCTGCTGCTCCGTTTGTTAAAACTATCGAAGTACCGTTTGTTGCTGTATAGTCAACTCCGTTGTCTAGTAGTATTCCATTCAAAAATACAAGTATGGAGTTTGGAGTGTAAGTAATTGAGTACGTAGTCTGGTTAGAAGTAGACACAAACTCAGTTACATTACTCGTACTTGCATTTAGAGTAATAGTTGATACTGTTGTCGCTGCTGGTGATGATGACATATTTTATACTCCTATTGGAAACCTGTACTCTGATTCGCTTATTGGTCTTATCCCACGCTTAAACTCTGCGACTCTATCAGAACTAAAAATACTTTCTGATACACAAGCCGCCATTACCTGATCAAATCTTGTACTGGTAACATCTACCTCCCAATTTCTGTTGCTCATTAACAAAGCTGTATCTGCTATAATCTGAGTAGAGCTTCTAAAAAACGCACACATCTCTGTCTCTGTTAAAAGATTAAGCCATACAGAAGCAGGAAATACAAGTATTCCGTCCATTCCAACTTCTAAATATTTATAGTAATCCATAGTATTCCGCCACTTGATCTAGCCATGTGTGTATGGCATTTTCGTCAAAAATCTGACTTCCAAAAGCTTGACCAGCACCTGTAAAAACATACTTTCCCCTCCAGCGAACAGGATCAGGTACTGCAGACCCATGAAGAACGCCATTAGTATGAAAACTTCCCATGTATGCTTGATAAAGGGCTTTACCATTACTAGTATTGGCAATACCCCCATAAGGCCCATCTGAAACAGGAGAACTATAATTGGAGAAACCTCCAATAATATTATTGTCAGTTGGCCCCAGAGTTATACCAACAAGATAATAAGGGTCACCAAAGGTTGCTGGCATTATATTTGAATAGCTTAGTGCTCCATTTGATGCATTAATTTGAATGTCCACTCCTCTATACGGAGCTCCATGAGCTGCTGTTCCGCCAGCTCCATAACTATTGTATATTGAAAAATTTCCAGAGCCATCTCCACCCAAACGTCTAAACTTTCCTTGAGTGCCGTAGCTAGTATGATACATATTATCATGGGAAGCTTGTGCGAGTTGAGCATTTCCAATCGCTGTAACTGTTCCTGCTTCGTTTACTTTGGACAGGTAAAGAGTATCAGGATTTGTACTATTATTTGATGCTAACATATATAACATTGAATCTGCATTATCCATCCAGAACCCAACCCAGTTATTCGCACTTGCTGATCCTGCCCCTTCTGCAACGGTCATACCGCCATTCCACACACCGTCTGTTATTTCTACTCCATCAATATTGTACTGCCGAACATGTCCATTAGTATTATTCTTTTGTATCATAATGGTTCTGCCTGCCGTACCACCATTAAATCCTGGCAGATACGATCTAGCTGCATATGAATGGGCAGCACCGAAATACGGCTGAAGAGAAGTATCAGGAGCAGGGAAAGTAGGCATCGCCCTCTTTTTTGAATTGGAAACTAAACCTGCCATTATTCGTCGTGTCCCATCATCACCATGTTTACATTTGCCACGGTTGATCTGCCAATTACATAGTCACTTGCACCCGCAACTACAGGAGAGAAGCTTAAACTTTCATTCACTCCTATAGAAGTATTTTCTAACAGCTTTTGACTTGTATCAAAGGTTGCAGAAGAGTCTCCTACACCTAACTGCACGAAAGCAGAAGAAGTTCCTCTATTCAGTATGTGTACAGTATAAGTTCCACCATTTGAACCTGCCTGTCCAATGTTTGCTGTAGTATTTGCTGATAGGTTTACACCTGATATTTTAACTGCCATTATATTTGTCCCATAAAGAAGGCTTTACCAACGCTCGGTCCGCCTGCTGGTGCATCCGCAAATGTTGGAGGCGCACCTGCTCCAGCGGACGTTAAAAGTTGCCCTGCATTGCCTGTTGCTACTGCTACTGGATTTCCAGAAGCATCGTAGCTTATAATATTTCCGTCCGTCCCCGAAGCCATTTTTGCAAGAGTTACTGCATCATCGGCTAGTTTCCCTGTTGTAACGTTTAAATCTGTTATCTTAATTGTTGTAATCGCATTCGTTGCTAAGTCATCCGCTACGATTGTACCATTTACTATCTTTGCTGATGTTACTGTGTTGTCGCCCGGTGTTAGACCGTCCGAGTTGATAAGTAGGTTAGTAGGACGATAAGGGTAAACAAAAATAACACTTGAGCTCTCAACATATACTATTGGTTGAGATATTGCTGGCTCTGTACTCACGAGTCCACCCGCTGCTGCAGCACTTAAGTAGTACCACTGTCCAACTGTCAGTCCGTGAGAGCTTATTGTAAACCTTCCCGACTGTGCGACTGTAAAAGTATTTGTAGCCGCTTCAGTTACTATACCAAGTGCTAAAGTTGATGCAGCATTTGCTTGCGCTTTTACCCATGCTGTACCATTATGACGAATGGCATCTTTTGCTACGAACCCGTGACTGTTCTGAGTTACCTCTGTAGTAGAGCCTCCTGCTCCACCTCCGCCAATTTCGATTATATTATTCGCATTGTCACGAACATATAATTTTTTATCAGCGGTGTTTATTGCAATTTCGCCCTCTACTATGTCTGAGGTAGAGGGAGCACCCGCAGTAAATTTCCGCTTTGGCTTAATTACCATTGCCATCGCTATCTCCTATTAAGAATAAGTTCCGCCATCTACTGAGTTCGTCCAAGAAACAGTATCGGAAGATGCTGTATAGAGTAAAAACTTGTCTGTTGATCCGCCTCCGTCTACGGCTGTAAGTACATTTGCTGTATTTGCTGCCAGTATAGAACCCTTTGCAACTGCTGAAAGTCCTGTTCCGCCATCTGCAACCGCAAGATCAGTAATACCTGTAATTGATCCACCTGTGATTGCTACACTTGAGTCTTCTAAGTGCGCCACAAGAGTTGCTACTGTATAGCCTCCTCCTGAAGTGTTTACTGTGGTGCTGGGTTCTGCTTGTAGG